AACGAAGCGGCTTCTATGAATATATCAATGAGCGGTGACAACGCAGGAGAAGTTTCCGAACTTGTTAGTATTCTTAGAAATGCAGGTATGCAAGATGCAAAACCTGTGACACCTGATATGATGCCACCTATGGCAAAAACTATCAGTATGGTTGACGAACCACATGATCATGGAGCACCATGCGGTGAAGATGTTGATGAAGAATGGGACAACTCACCAGATGAAGAATACAAAGATGATGATTACATAAATCAAGATCTAGCTGGTGGCTTAAATCGTCCAAAAGACAAAGGTGCATTAAGAGTCAAAGACCCCGCAGTGCATAATGAAGAAGTCGAAAAATACAAAAAACAGTTAGCTAACGATTTATTACAAGCATACGGAAAGTAAATGTTTTTACGTGAGCTCATAGAAGATAGGTCAACTGTCAAACCGGTCATGCACAATGGGCGTAAAGTTTACAAGCATGACTTTTCAGATAAAATGTTTGCTAGTGAACAAATGGCTAGAGACGATGAGCGACGAAATAAACCCGTAACAACACAAAAATTAAGAACATTCGGGGGTAAAAGCAGTGATGTACAACAATCAAATGACGTTGACATGGATCAAATTAAGAACAGATTGTTTGGTATTATACAAGCAATGGATCCAAAAGCAGACATGCAAAAATTAGAAAGAATGTTTGATAAGTTTAATAAGATATTCAAAGGGAATTTAGACTCAATGGATAATGAATTAAGCAAAAAAGAGCAAGAGCTCGGTATAAGTATATAAAAAAATCCCCTCAAAAACTCAATAGCGTCTTAGGACGCTATTTTTTTGGTTAAATATGTACATGAGTAAAAGTTTAGATGGCGTATTAATCAAAAAAGCAAACCAACGCGAATCATTCACAGAAGAACAAATCAATGATTTATCTAAGTGTATGGATCCTGTGACAGGCTATCTATATTTTAGTGAACACTTTGCTTATATACAACATCCTGTACAAGGAAAATTATTATTTGATCCATATTCATATCAAGAACGTCTATTAGAGAGTTACCATAATCATAGATTTAATATTAACATGTTACCTAGACAGACTGGTAAAACTACTTGTGCCGCCATATATTTGTTATGGTATGCTATGTTTAACCCAGATCAAACAATTCTTATTGCCGCACACAAGTACACAGGTGCACAGGAAATAATGCAACGTATACGCTATGGTTATGAAATGTGTCCCGACCATATACGTGCAGGAGCAGTCAATTATAACAAAGGTAGTATTGAGTTTGAAAATGGTAGTAGAATTGTAAGTGCTACCACTACTGGTAACACTGGCAGAGGTATGTCAATATCCTTGTTATACTGTGACGAGTTTGCATTTGTTAATCCTAGTATAGCAGATGAATTTTGGACTTCTATTTCACCTACACTAGCAACAGGTGGTCGTGCTATTATAACAAGTACTCCTAACTCAGATGAAGATACGTTTGCAACTATATGGAAACAAGCAGAACAAAAATTTGACGAACACGGTAATGAAAGCGATGTTGGTATAAACGGATTTCACAGTTTTACATGTGCATGGGATGAACATCCTGATAGAGATGACGAATGGCGTGATGCTGAAATAGGCAGAATAGGAGAAGAACGTTTTCGTAGAGAATATGGCTGTGAATTTTTAGTATTTGACGAAACTCTTATAAGCAGTATACATTTAGCAAGTATGGAACCTAATACTGTACTAATGAACATGGGTCAAACAAGATGGTATAAAAATATTAAAAAAGATTCAACATATGTAGTTGGATTAGATCCTGCTATGGGCACTGGAGGTGATTTCGCCGCAATACAAGTATTTGAATTACCAGAATATAAACAGGTAGGCGAATGGCGACACAATACAACACCTATTCCTGGACAGGTTAGAGTATTAAAAGATATTTGTGATTACATACAAGGTAGAACACAAACTCCAAATAGCATATACTGGAGTATAGAAAATAACAGTATAGGAGAAGCGGCATTATTAGTAATCAACGATTTTGGTGAAGAAAATATACCTGGCATGTTTGTAAGCGAACCTATACGCAAAGGACACGTAAGGAAGTTTAGAAAGGGCTTTAACACAACGCATTCAACAAAAATTAGTGCATGTGCAAAGATGAAAACACTTATAGAGAATGATAAAATGGAGATATCTTCTGCGCCTTTGATATCTGAACTAAAAGCATTTGTAGCTACAGGTTCTAGTTTCAAAGCAAAAACAGGAGAAACAGATGATTTAGTATCTGCATTACTTTTAGTAATACGAATAATGAATGTTTTACGAGATTGGGATCCTAGGATATATAATACATTCAAAAGTATGGACACACAAGAAGATTATACACCCCCAATGCCTATCTTCGTTAGCACCAACTATTGATAAATACTTATATGAAAAACCTTGAAGTCATAAGCGAAGAATTATTTAATAAAGTAAGAGGACGTTTTCCCACCGTTACTATTGGTAATAGTGAAGGCGTTGTTACAAATGAGCCTAAAGAGGCAAGATTTTTTGATTTTGACTTTAAAGAAGGTGCAAAATCTTTAGGCAAAGTGAGTTTAAGTTTAGATGAAAAAAGTATCAGTGTCCTGTACAGCAACAATTTTGTTGAGGGTCAAGATGCTATTACTAAAAGAAAATGGTATGATTTTTTAAAAGAACTTAGATATTTTGCTAAAAAAAGATTATTAAACTTTGACACAAGGGATATAACTAAAAGTAATTTAGATAAAAGAGACTACAAATTTTTAGCACAAAATAAATCCGGAGAGGAAACAATGACCGAATCAACTTTGTATGGAACAAGCAGAACTAGCTATCAGGATATAGGCACTGCAAGGGTGGCTTTAAAACATAGCAAAGCTGTAAATACTGAACTTGCAAGTGGCCGCACTCAACATGTTGAGTCTATCTACATAGAAAGTTCAGAAGGAGAAAGATTTAAATATCCGTTTAAACATTTAAACGGTGCAAGAGCAATGGCAAGACACGTTGCTGAAGGCGGAAAAGTGTATGACGACTTTGGTAAACATATTACAGGATTGTCAGAAGAACTATACAAATTAAAAAAATTTAAGAGCTACATGAACCGTTCAGGTGTAATGGCTGAAGGTTTAGCACAATATATGGACATAATCAACAGTAGAGTAAATTCGGTCAAAAAAACTGTTGAGTCTTTGCAAAAAACTAAACCTTACAAAGAAATGCTAGAAAATTTTGAAGTAACAGAAAAGAAAGAAGTCCCTCAAGATGTAGCAGAAAATTGGATTGATCAGCTTACTATCAAACAATTTAATGAAGAGTTAAAAGATGTATTTCCATACATATACAATCTTGTTAACGAAGAAACACAAGTTGAAGAAATAGGACCAGAAGATATTAATAATGCAGTTGAAAGTCAGGAAGAGGATGATAAAGAACTACATGACGATTTTAATACTTTTGAAGAGTGGGCAGAAGAAACAGTTGATACCGCATTAGATGAAAACGAACAAAGATGCTGTCGTGATTGTGGTTGCATAGAATACAGAGCAGATCCTAAATGTCACTGTGAGCATGATAGTGGTGATCATAGCGGAAGCCATTGGATGCCAGTTAGCCAATATCACCAACAAATGGAAATGGGTGAAAATTTAGACGAAGAATCAAGAATGAGAATGGCTGATTTAGCTGATATAGATAAAGCATGGCCTAAAATATCTCAACTAAAAATGAAGTTGCATGATCAAGGTATGGAGCCTGAAGATGCACAAGATGCCGCGGCAGAAAAATTAGGATATGATCCTGAAATGGTTGATCATTATCTCCAATACAAATTTGGAGAAGATGATACAGACGAAGGTAACAAATTCACAATGGCGTTGAAAAAAGCAAAAGACAACGACGATGATGAGATGGATGTAGATGGCAAAAAGATTCCAGTTACAGAATTTATTCTTTCTATGTATGATAGAGAAAATGGACAGTTTCCAAAAGGTGAAACAGCGGTGCTAACAGCAGTTGAAAAAGACTACGGTGAGCAGTATATTGCACCTGCCAAGCAATTCATAGAAGCTATACATGCAAAGTTTGAAGAGTTTCACGGTTACAAGGATCCGGAAATAATGGACAATCAGGCACCAGAAGAGCTTGAAGATATCAGACATCTAGCAGGAATATAAAAAAAATTCAAGAATTTAGCAGAAAAAGGTTGACTTCTGCTATATAATTGTGTAGTATGTATAATATGTGCTACACAAACAGGCACAAAGCTAAGGCAATTTATAAAGGAGGCATATTATGGCATCATTAGCTGAAATTAGAGCAAAGCTCAAAGAGCAAGAGTCACGTACAGGTGGCAATTCAACAGGCGGCGGCGACAACGCAATTTACCCATTCTGGAATATAAAAGAAGGTGAGAGTGCAACACTCCGTTTCCTTCCTGATGGAGACGAATCAAATACGTTCTTTTGGAAAGAGCGTCTTATGATTAAACTTCCATTTTCTGGAATCAAAGGACAGACTGACAGTCGTCCTGTTCAAGTACAAGTTCCTTGTATGGAAATGTATGGAGACAACTGTTCAATTCTTAATGAAGTTAGGGGTTGGTTTAAAGATCCTAGTTTAGAAGACATGGGTCGTAAATATTGGAAAAAGCGTTCTTATCTTTTCCAAGGTTTTGTAGTAGACAATCCTTTATCAGAGGATACTACTCCAGAAAACCCAATTAGACGTTTTATAATTGGTCCACAAATCTTCCAAATCATTAAACAGGCTCTTATGGATCCTGATATGGAAGAACTTCCAACAGATTACACTAATGGTGTAGACTTTAGATTAAACAAAACATCTAAAGGCGGTTATGCAGACTATTCTACATCTAATTGGGCTCGTAGAGAGCGTCCATTAGGTGATTCAGAAATGAATGCAGTAAACACTAACGGATTGTTTAATCTAAATGATTTCCTTCCTAAAAAACCAAGTGAAGTTGAAATTAAAGTAATGCAGGAGATGTTCGAAGCATCAGTTGACGGACAACCATATGATGAAGATAAATTTGGTCAGTATTTTCGTCCAGCTGGCATGAGTGCTAGAACTGGTGATCCTAATACTGCTTCGACTAATGGAACTGCTACTTCAATGACTGAAGAAGCAAAACCTAAAGCAGTAGATGAAACTACAACAACTGCAACGACTGAAACTGTAGAAGTAAAAGAACCAGTAGCTGAAGAAACTAAAGCTAGTGGTGACGCTACAGATATTCTTGCAATGATCAGAGCAAGACAAAGTCAATAAACTAATAAGCCCAGTGCGAAATCGGAATAGAGATTCACGGTTTACCTGTCAACATTCTAAAAGCACTGGGTTACTTTAAGAAGGAGAGATACACATATGGCGAAAGCATTTGATCCAACAAAGTTTAGAACACAACTAACGAAATCAATCACAGGCATGAGTGCAGGATTTAATGATCCAACTGATTGGATTTCTACAGGTAACTATGCACTCAACTATCTTGTATCAGGAGATTTTCATAAAGGCGTTCCTCTAGGCAAAGTAACAGTATTTGCAGGTGAATCCGGTGCAGGTAAATCTTATATATGTGCAGGTAACATTGTTAAGGCCGCACAGGATCAAGGTATATTTGTTGTACTAATTGATTCTGAAAATGCACTTGATGAAGCATGGTTACATGCACTTGATGTTGATACAAGTGAAAGTAAACTTCTTAAGTTGAATATGTCTATGATTGACGATGTAGCAAAAACAATATCAACTTTCATGGCAGACTACAAAGCAATGGAAGAAGATGAACGACCTAAAGTATTATTTGTTATTGATAGTTTAGGTATGCTACTTACACCTACAGATGTTGATCAGTTTAATAAAGGTGATATGAAAGGCGACATGGGTCGTAAGCCTAAAGCACTAACATCACTAGTACGTAATACTGTAAACATGATTGGTTCACACAACGTAGGACTTGTATGTACTAACCACACATACGCATCGCAAGACATGTTTGATCCAGATGATAAGATATCAGGTGGACAAGGCTTTATCTATGCATCAAGTATTGTTGTTGCAATGAAGAAGTTGAAACTAAAAGAAGATGAAGCAGGTAATAAGATTAGCGAAGTACGTGGTATTAGAGCAGGTTGTAAAGTTATGAAAACTCGTTATGCAAAACCTTTTGAAGGTGTGCAGGTTAAAATTCCTTACGAAACTGGTATGGATCCATATAGTGGACTTGTTGACATGTTTGAAAAACAAGGACTACTTGTAAAAGACGGTAACAGACTCAAGTACATTAACTCTGCAGGAGAAGAAACTAAAGAGTACAGAAAAAATTGGACTGGAGAATTGTTAGATAAAGTAATGACAGATTACGCCGAAAAAGATACTTCTGTGGTAAATATCCCTGATAGTGAACCGCAGGAGGACTAATAATGGAAGAATCGCAAATAGTCGATATCTGGACCGTGTTTAAAGATAGTATAGATAAAAAAAATATTGAAGTAGTTGCTGAAAGATATGTTGAAGTTTGTGCAGACTTTGGCGCCAACGATGAAGCATTTAGATCTTCATTAGGAAACTGTAACTACTTAGATGATGCAATATCTTACTACCTTGACATGGATGCCGAAGATGATTATGATGATCCATGGGACGATGATTAATGGGCTGGTATAGCGAAGTAAGTCGAGATGTAAATAAGATTCCACAAGCAATTCAACACTTTGAATCTGAGTTGATAGATGCTAGAAAAGAAATCAAACTTACAGGCAATCTTGAAAAATCTGCTTCTGCTATGCCAGGAATCGTTGAACACAGATTTAATCAGTTACAAGAAATCGAAGCTATTCTTAATTACCTAAATATTGAACTACGTAGACTACGTAGTTCATTTTTCAAAAAATACCTTGAAAATTATCAACGTGCATTAAGCAGTAGAGATGTTGAAAAGTATGTAGACGGCGAAGCTGACGTAGTCGACTACGAAAAAATTATAAACGAGTTTGCACTGCTACGTAATAAATGGTTAGGAGTCTTAAAAGCATTGGACCAAAAGCAATGGCAGATAACTAATATTACAAAGTTAAGAGTAGCAGGTATGGAAGATGCAACCTTGTAATATTTTAATTGGATGTGATCAAAATTACTACGAACAGTGGGCAATTAACCTAATTAAAAGCATACGACATTTTAATCCCTTTGTACAATGTCATGTTCACATAGTTAACCCAGGTAACTACCAAAAAATTCCTAACGTAGAATATACTACTGAATTTATTGATTTTCCAAACGAAGATGTACGTATAGGTTATTTACAATCAGTTAGATTTTTAAAGGTAGCTGAAAAATTTTCTGATAAAGATCTTGTAATGACGTTAGATGCGGACACTATTTGCACTAGATCTTTTACCCCTAATGATTTTATTCAAACTGCAAATAAAATTACATGTCTAAGACATTTGAAAGATCATCATTGGTTAGCAGGAATGGTAACGTTTGGACAAAAAGGATTCAAAAAAGAATTTAGAAAACTTTTAATGAAAAAACCAATTGAAGATTGGAAGCCATTTCATGACCAAGAAGTATTAGATACTTTATCAACGAAATACAAATTTAATGAACAACCTCGTACTTTATTTTGGATGAGCATTGGAAAGAATGGGAATAGCAGTGTATTTCTCACACTTAAAGGCAACCAAAAAACAAAAGATAAGTATTTAAAAATATATAATAGTTTTATTGTATAGAAGGAAAATTTATGCCGAGAAGTAGCAATGAAGGTAAAGCTCAAATAAAAGATTGGGTGGAACAAGTCCATATAAAACATAAAAAAATTGTAGATGTAGCTACAGGACAAGGTACATACAAGGATATGTTTTGTGACTTAGAAGTGTTCAAAGATTGTGTATGGCATGGTATTGAAATATGGCCTAGGTGGATTAGAAAATTCAATCTTAAAGAAAAATATAATTATTTCTACGAAGCAGATGTAAGAACTTTTGATTATGCAAGTAAAGGTCCTTTTGATGTTGCATTTGTAGGTGATGTGTTAGAACATATGACTAAAGAAGAGTCTATTGCTTTAGTTGACAAATTACTAACATCTGTAGATACAATATTTGTTAGCATTCCTATAGTGTATATGCCGCAAGGTGCTGATGGAGGTAATCCATATGAAGTGCATGTAAAGCCAGATTGGTCCCACGAAGAGGTACTAGAAACTTTTCCATTTATAAAAGAATCTTGGGCAGGTAAAAAGATAGGCGTATACAAGATTTCAAAAACATAGCCTTACTAAAAAATTACAAATAAGTATTAGTATGACTGCATATCTTAATACTATTGTCTTGGTTACAGGCGGTTTTGATCCTGTACATTCTGGGCACATTAGTCTATTAAATGAAGCAAAAAAATTAGGCAACAAACTTATTGTTGGTGTAAACTCCGATGATTGGTTGACACGTAAAAAAGGTCAACCCTTTATGCCTTTGAGTGAACGTAGGCTTATCCTTGAAAATTTATCTGTAGTAGATGAAGTAATTGAATTTGATGATTCAGATGATACTGCTATTAGTGCTATAGAAAAAGTTTGGGAAATGGTAAATTATGATCAAGACACACAGTTAATTTTTGCCAATGGGGGAGATAGGAAAAAAGGAAATGTACCTGAAGAATCGTTTTATTATGATGATGGTAATTCAGATAGTTTGTTGTTTAAAAACACATCGTTTGCTTATTCAGTAGGTGGTGATACAAAAGCAAATTCATCTAGTTGGATTTTACAAGAATGGAAAGAACCTAAGACTGAACGACAATGGGGGTATTACAGAGTCTTACATGAAAATGGTCCTGAAGTTAAAGTCAAAGAATTAACAGTTGATCCTGGTAAAAGACTAAGTATGCAGAGACATGAACAAAGAGCAGAACATTGGTTTGTTGCAGAAGGAATTGCAACTGTATACGGATTAGATGTTGCTACAGACATAACTAAGGTAACATATGAGCGTCATAAATCTTTACATATTAGCAAAGGTGAATGGCATATGTTAGCTAATGAAACAAACAAGCCGTTAAAAGTTGTAGAAATACAATACGGTGAGAATTGCGTGGAGGAAGACATTGAGCGGAAACTTTGAAAAAGGAGAATCATTTCCTTCTTTAATGAAGATATTTGTAGGATATGATAGTAGAGAAGACATAGCTTTTAAGACTTGTAAACAAAGTATTTTAGATGCATCTAAATATCCAAATAGTGTAGAAGTAATACCATTAAAAATAGACGACTTGAGAAAGTCAGGAATATATGAAAGAGAAGAAGATAAATTAGGCTCAACAGAATTTACATTTACACGTTTTCTAGTTCCGCATTTAATGAATTATAAAGGTTGGGCAGTATTTTGTGATTGTGATTTTATATTTAGAGAAGACATAAGAGCTTTATTTCAAATGGCCGATCCACGCTATGCAGTGATGTGTGTTAAACATGATTACAAACCTAAAGCAGGAACTAAGATGGATGGTAAAGAACAACATCATTATCCTAGAAAGAATTGGTCCAGCATGGTTTTATGGAATTGTGGGCATGAATCAAATAAAATTATTACAAAAGATTTAATCAATGATAAGGAAAAGACTGGAGCATACTTTCATAGATTTAGCTGGTTGAAAGATGAGGAAATTGGAGAGATAAGTCATATATGGAATTGGTTAGTTGGTTGGTATAAAGAACCAGATGATGGAACACCTTGTGCAATACATTACACAGAAGGAGGACCTTGGTTCAAAAATTATGCAAGATGCGAATACTCAGGAGACTGGTACATTGCAAGAGAAAGTTATCAAAAACAAAAAGGTGATAATGAAAAACATAAACTTACACCTAAGACATGGAACCTAAATAAAGAAAAAGAAGACATTTTAAAATCTGTTTTAAATTATATGGTTGACCCACAAGCTAAGTATTATACAAATAATACTTGGAATAACATAACAGAAAGAGTACAAAAATTGATGGGAAAAGTTGTTGCAATAGATACTAGCGAAGCGAATTTTGCCGCTAAAGGTTTAGTGTACGATCCAATCTTAGAAAACTTTGTTATGGGTAGTAACGGAACAATTGATGAATATTCTGCCCATAAAGATGATGATGCACCATTGGTTATGCGTGGCGTAGGTGGTGGTAGTAGAAAAGCTATTGTCAGATGTTGGGATAGTGGTCGTACTTTTTATACAATAGATACAGGATACTTTGGAAATTTTAAAAACAAATGGCTACATAGAGTAACAAAAAATAATTTACAATATACTGGACCAATTATAGAGCGTCCAATGGACCGTGCTAAAAAACATGGATATAGATATCGTAAGTTTGTTCCTGGTAGAAAAATTTTACTTTGTCCGCCTAGTGATAAAGTAATGAACCTATTTAAACAACCAACTCCAGAACAATGGGTTGAAAATGTAAAAACAGAATTAAAAAAATATACTGACAGACCTATCGAAGTTAGGTTAAAACCAAACAGAAGTGAACGAGTAAGTACAAATACTATCCAAGCGGCACTTAATGATGATGTCCATTGTTTAATTACATACAATAGTATTGCGGCTGTAGAAGCACTAATGGAAGGCAAGCCTGCTATTGTATTAGGCAGTAACGCGGCATCTGCTATAGCTGAAACTAAATTGCATAGAATAGAAAACTTAGAACTTCCAGGTCGAGAAGAAGTAGAGGCATTCTTTGCACACTTGGCATACTGCCAATTTGACGTAAACGAATTAAGATCAGGTTTTGCTTGGAGGACTGTAAATGAAACTGCAAGTGGTAAGTTACCACAGTGGAATTCCAAAAATAAATAGAAGCCAAGAAAAGTTTGACATACTTTTCAATTATATTGCAGGTGTAAATGCAAAAGGCGATACAGGAATAAATCACACAGGATTTAATTTAATCGACTGCGATGTAGCAGTGATGCAAGGATTCGTACATGAATTCAGTAGGAATCTACCTCATTTAAATTTAAGAAAAAACATTTTACAAAATCAAAAACTTAAAGGAAAAAGAACTTTAATTACTGATAGTAATTTGTTTTTATATCATATACCAAGTAATCAACCACATCATTATCTAAGATATAGTTTTGACGGAGTGTTTAGAAAAACAGGATTTTATTTTGATAAAGATGTAAATCCTAAACGTTGGCAAAGTATAAAAACTAATTTAGGTTTACAAGAAAAACCATATAGAACATCAGGGGATCATATATTAATTTGCTTACAACGTAATGGCGGGTGGAGTATGAAAAACTATGATGTCATGCAGTTCTGTCACGACACAATTAGTAGATTAAGACAGTATACTGATAGACCAATTGTTGTAAGAGGACACCCAGGAGATAAAAAATCGCCATTCTATATAAAGTTAAATTTACCAAATGTTAGAGTGTCACAACCAGGCACTACAATTCAACAAGACTTAGCAAATGCTTGGGCAACAGTCATATACAACAGTAGTCCTGGAGTTGCAAGTTTAATAGAAGGTGTTCCTGTATTTCAAATGGACGCTGATCCAGATTACAGTATGTATGGTGAAGTTGCAAATTTTTTCTTAGAAAATATTGAAAATCCTACACTACATGACAGGCAGGATTGGTTAGAAAAAATTAGCATGTGTCATTGGAACTTTGCTGAACTTAAGAGCGGTGAAGCATGGGACTTTATGCGTAATTACTGTTTCCAATAACTTTCAGTGCGGTTTACCATTATGTCTTTTTGTCTACTTCTGCCTTCATTTTTACGTACACCTTTCATATGATCTAACCAAGTGCCTAAAACTCCATTGATCAAAGGATGTCCACCACCACCTGTCTTAGCTTCTTTCAAGTACATTTCTGCACTGTAATCTAAAACTTCCGGATAGTAATCTTTCATAGAATTTAAAATACTACCAAACACAAAACTATCATGCCATTCTTCCATACGAAAGATTCCATTTTCTGCATCTTCATAAACACGTTCAAACTCTTTTAAAAAATCTTGGCATATACTATCATTTAAGTTAAGGCCGTAAAATCCACACTCAGGCCATGTTTGTGAACCTTTTCCTCTACCAACATAAGTTATCCAAACATTATCTGGCAACTGTTGTTTAAAATCTGCATAAGACCAATCGCTATGAACAAATGTATCTGCATCCATCCAGACACACCAGTCTTTACTCCTGCGACATGCATCAAACACTGCATATGTTTTATTAGCAAAACGTATAGCGTCCCATTTAAATTTTTTATGATGATCTCTTGGTCTACGTAACCGTATTTCTTCTGGAGGTATTCCATTAGCCTTCGGATCATTTTTCCATCGTGCTTTAAATGCATTTAGTTGTGGTAATGCATCTCTTGCACTTATAATTGTTATTTGTTCCTTGTCTGGATTGACAGGATTACAATCTTCTGCGTAAACTAATAATTTTATTTTTTTATCTACTCTTTCCGCAAAAGAATTTAAAAATCTTTGTCCGTATTGGTCCAACCCCGGTTTATGAAAAGTTGTAACCACAGTTATGTCTGACATTTTTTATTCCTTGTAAATATGCTACAAGGTATTTAATGATGAAATTCAGTTTATGGACCAATTATGGTGCTCTAAATAGTAAACCAGTATTTGACGCCTTTGCTTATAGTTGTTTAGATGCCGGACACACTGTTGGGTATAACGATAAGGGTTCAGATGTAGACGTTATATGGAGTGTATTGTGGCATGGTAGAATGGCTAACAACAGAACCATTTGGGAACAAGCACAACAAAACAAAAAACCAATTATTGTATTAGAAGTAGGCGGACTACAAAGAAACATAACATGGAAAGTAGGACTTAACGGAATAAACAGAGATGCCTACTTTGGACCTAAAGGTAATGATGATACACGGGCAAAGAAGTTAGGGTTAACATGTAAACCTTGGAAAGATAATAAAAACGGTCCTATTGTAATTGCTTGTCAACACGCATATAGTCATCAATGGAAAAATAAAAAACCTATTCCTACATGGGTGTATGATACTGCTATGGAGATTAGAGATTATACAGATAGGCAAATTATTATTAGGCCACACCCTAGATGTCGTATTCAAGGCATAGAACACTATGTTAAAGATGTTGTTTTACAATATCCTAAAAAGCTAATAGGCACATATGATGATTTTGATTTTCATGTAGATGATGCATATGCTATAGTAAACTGGAGCAGTAACCCTGCTACACACGCAATTATGAACGGTATTCCAGCATTTGTAGGACCATCAAGTCTAGCATATGATGTTGCAAATATAGATTTAAAGGATATTAACAATCCTATAAAACCAGATCGGACACAATGGCTTAATGACCTAGCTCATACAGAATGGACCGTGGAAGAAATAAAACAAGGTATTCCATTAAAGTCATTGACTTCTTGTCTGTAATCCGCTATAATATAAACATGTACGTAGAAGATTATTTAGAAATTTTATCTAGTATTCATGATAACTCTCATAAAGAAGGGTTTAAGATACTACCTGAAGATCAAAGTTTGATGTTCAGTTTAGCAAGACAAACATTTAGAGGCACACCATTAACTGATAGACAACTTGAATTATCTCAAAAAAAATTAATTGAATATAAGGCACAGTTTTTAGAAAAAGGCTATAACAATTTTGATACAGACATCACTTCTCTTAGAATGCCTTTAAGAGAAATTGATAGATCTAAAACAATTACTTTTGTAAAGAGGAAAGCAAAAAATATATTTCTAGCACACACTAAAGATGAAGAAGTAATAGAACTTGCTATCAAATTTCCTTTTAGCAAAAAAATGATAAAGCATATAGAATTTTTACAATCATTATCAGGACGAGACTACGATAAAAGAGCTAAAACACATTATTTAAATCCTACTCCAGATGTAATATTTAAAGTTGTAGACCGACTGATACAAAGTAATTTTGATATAGCTTCAGATGTGAAAGAAATATATATGAAAATAAAAGATATGAACGATAATCAAGAAGATTACGCTCCTGGTGTATATGGATTTAAATTAAAAAACTTACATCATAAAGCCTATGACTATGCAGTTAGTTCTATTGGAGAGCCTACAAAAGATAACTTAGTTTTGTACAAAGATAGAGAAAATACATTAGGATTGAAATATTTTGATGAAGTAGAATTACAACAAAGTGTGATGAATTTACAACCTTTAACAAAAAGATTACTGCAACGTGATTCTAAAGAAGTACTGATTGACTCTAGTGAATTTACATTTAATAATGTTGTTGAAACTATTTTAGAATTGTATAGAATACCTATATTAATGATCATTCCAGACTCAGAACCTTTAGATTTTTTATCTAGTACATTCCAATCATTTCGGAACATTATTGCTAACGAAGACATATCTGTTTTGTTTAGACAAGAAAATAAAAATGCAGATGGTAGAGAATTTAACAAATATGTAAAGTCTAATTTTTTAAATAATCCTATTGACAACAATACCAAAATAGTGTATATTAATAATAATAAACTACCTAAGCCATTAGTGCAAAGTGGGTGGCTACCTGAGGTTGCTATACGAGTTCGAGCACATAGATTGAACAGAAATATAGCAACATATTTGAATATTACTGATTTAGTAATACATTATGATGATATTGAAACACCTTGGGGTAAACAGAAGATTTGTAAAATATAATGGGAACGTGTAAACTAGTAATAGAAGATGAAGTAAACATCAAATTAGAAGGACTAGAAGTTGACATACGGAGAAAGCTCTCTAACGCTCTTAAGTTCGAAGTGCCATATGCTCGTTATATGCCACAGTATAAACTAGGACGCTGGGATGGTAAAGTTGCTTTCTTTGGTCTCGGCGGGACTGGGTATGTCAATCATCTTGATACTATTACTAAAGTTTTACATAAACAAGGAATTGAAATAGCAGATATTGAAGATCGAAGACATATTATTGATTTATCATTTGATACAATTACAGCAGATTATTGGGGAGATAAAACATGGCCAAAGGGACATCCTGCTGAGGGTGAAAAGATCCGTTTGCGTGATTATCAAGTAGAGGTAATCAATAACTTCTTAGAAAATCCTCAATCATTACAAGAAGTCGCAACCGGAGCCGGTAAAACTATTATTACCGCCACTTTAAGCAACTTGACAGAAACGTACGGACGTAGTCTGGTAATTGTTCCAAATAAGAGTCTAGTCACGCAGACCGAGGAAGATTATATCAACTGTGGGTTGGACGTAGGTGTTTACTTTGGTGATAGAAAAGAACTAGGCAAGACTCATACTATATGCACATGGCAGTCATTGAACATCTTAGATAAAAAATTTAAAGATGGGAGTGCAGT